TTAGAGGCTTTTCATTAGTTCACCGAACTTTCTTGAGGCTTCTTTTTTCATTGCTTGTGTAGTATGGGTGTATACCCAAATTGTAGTTTTTGCGTTTCTATGTCCCAGCCTCTCCATTACTTCCGGCAGACTAACTCCAGCTTCGGCCAAAAGTGATGTATGGGTATGGCGAAGGGAATGAGGGGTTAGCGACGTGCTTAAACCTGCCTTCTTCAAGAGACTACGCATATGCCTCCCGATGGTGTTGATGTGCTCTGGATATCCGTGGTCACTGTTTTCCTTAGCAAATATAAAATCCTTATCATGGTAGGTATCGCGGTTCTTCATTATGACTATGTTTTGTTTAGCTTTATGCTTTTTGAGTTCCTCCAAGACAATTTCTTCTATGGAAATCTTTCTTTTAGAAGCCTTAGTTTTTGGAGTAGTTAGTTTGTATTTCTTCGCGTTACAATCGGGGTTAAATAAGGTTTTTGTAACACTCACGCTGCCCTCATCAAAGTCTATATCTTTCCATTTGAGTGCACATAACTCCCCAACCCTCAGGCCAGTGTAAGCTAATAACAAAAATATAAGATAATCCTTACCTAAACCTTTCTCTTTTGCAGTCTGTAGAAATAAGGATAATTCACTTTTTTCAAGATATTTTACAGCCTCTTCTTCTAATTCTAAATCATCAATAGTCTTAACTGATTTGGGAATAGAAGCGTATATGGTTGGATCAGTTTTAATATATTCAAATTCTACTGCTTTTTTAAAAATCATTCGCCCAGTTGTGTAAGATCCAATTAAGGCGCTTTGCGAAAGTTTCTTTTCCTTCAAGCTATTTAGTGCGCCTTGAAAATGTTTTCGAGTGGTATCTTTCATTTTAAATTTGCCAATGTACGGCATGAGTCTAGCAATCTCGCGTTTTCTTACAAGGATTGTGCTTTCCTTTTTTGGTCTTCCGGTATTTTCGTAATCAGCTAACCATTCTTTTGAAAAATCCTCGAATGTAATCTCGGATTCCTTGATATGAATACCTTGCTCAACCTCTCGGATCACTATTCCACAAGCTGTCTGAGCTGCCGATTTTGTTTTGAATCCTCCTTTTTTCTCTTGTTTACGTTTTCCAGTGCTTGGATCAATTCCAACATCAACAATGTATGACCATGTTGCCCCACATGTACACTTTTTTGAATCTTTTGGGCATACGCATTTAGGCCGATAAAAATAGCCCTGCATTCTATATCACCTCCGACTTAAATTGAATAGCCTTACCTAAAATTCTGACCTCCTTCATGTCTTCTTTAGAATATATTTGATCGGAATAACTTGGATTCTCAGATCTTAAAACGATTGTCCCATTCAATTTATAAACTCGTTTTAAAGTAGCTGTTTCATTATTAATTAGAACTGCTGCTATTTCCCCTGTTTCCACATCTGACTGTTGACGTATGTATACTAGATCACCATCCAAAATTCTAGAATTAATCATGATGTCACCTTTAACCCTAAGACAAAAATCAATGCGTTGATTGCTAAGAACCTGTTCATATCCTTCTATATCTTCCTGGGCCAGAATCGGTATTCCAGCAGCAATATTCCTCAAAATTGGTATCCGCTTAAAAGTGGTTTTCTTTTCTTTTTCATTAGTTAATCCAATTAGCCAATCAGCAGTTACTCCAAATACTTCAGCAATCGTGGCGACATCCCTAAACCGTGAAGGTTCTTCTTTTTCGTTCTCCCATTTTGAAATCATACCTTTTGTGGTGGATATATTGGGATTTTTTAACTTCATCATCTCGATTAGCTCAGTTTGAGATATATTTGAATTAATCCTTAGTTGCTTCAATTTTTTACCGAAGGAATCCACTATTCGCACACCCTTTGTTTAAGATTATCTAAACTTATTATATATATTGTGTATCGAATAATCAACATTTATATGTAAAAATCTAAAAAAAGTTATTGACATCGAAACAGGTAATGTTATACTAAAATTAAGGTTTCGACAAAGGAACATTTGAAAGGAGTGATTATATGTCGAAGTATATCAAAGTTTGTGAAGGACGTAGACACAAACCGTATTTGAAATTTAAGGCTTTTCTTGTTGAGAAGGGTATTCCCCAGGTAGAAGTTGCTAAAATTGTTGGTAAATCCAAAACCGCCTTAAATCAAAACCTGAACGGAACTGGCGGAGACTTGTCGTTGCCTGATGTTCGTAAAATTTGTCATGCCCTAAAAATTAGCGCTGACGAATTTTTTATTGACCAAAATGTTTCGTAAAAGAAACATTATCAAAAGTGAGGTGATTTTGTGTGGATAAACTTCCGGACATCCTAACAGCCCAACTTATTGCAACTTACCTCGGGATATCACGCCGGAGAGTTTACGAATTATTCCAAACCACTCCTGGGGCAGGGGGCATACCAAACTTCGACATTGGTAATTCAAAACGTGTAGAAAAGAAAGATTTCATTTTATGGATCGAGGAGCGCAAACGTGAAAAGGCAAAGCTGGTGAGTTAAGATCCGTTTAGCTTGTGAAAAAGCGGGTTACTTAGAAAAAGGAGGTATTCATGAACTTAATTACTGTTTCTGGCGTTAAAGGTTACATTGATGAAAACGGAACGGCATGGCTCAGTTTAGAGGATGTCGCCCGTGGATTAGGATTCACAGAAAAGAAACTTGATGGAAAAGAATATGTTCGTTGGAATCGAGTTGGATCGTATCTATCTGATTACGGTTTCGCCACAAGTGGCGAAGATGGGTTTATACCTGAAAATTTGTTTTATCTTTTGGCTATGAAAGCCAATAACCAAATAGCCGTAGCTTTTCAAATGAAAGTTGCTGACGAAATACTCCCCTCCATCCGTAAAACCGGCTCCTACTCGGTCCAACTCTCTCCGGCCGAAGCACTCCTGAAAAGCGTCGAACTCCTGGCCAAACAAGAGCGCGAACTCAATACCGTCAAGGAAACCCAAGCCAAAAACCAGGAAGTCCTCGTACAACATGAATTCGCGCTTACAACTCTTGATCAAAAGGTTCGGGATGAGATCACGCTAACTACCAGGGAACAAGCACAGATCCAGGGAGCAGTTAAGGCTAGGATAAGAAAACTAGGGGATCGGTCCTTATTCGCAAAAATCTATTCAGCTCTCAAGCGTCAATTTGGCGTTCCGAGTTATCGGGATCTGAAAAGGTCCGATCTATCGAAGGCGTTTCGGTTTATTGAGAGTTGGAGGCCGGGGAATTTGTGAAAACGTTGGTATTCCTTTGAAGGGAGGTGTGAACTTGAGCGAAGCCAAGGCAATAAAAACGTTAATCAGGGCTACCGGAATGAATGCAAGGTCATTTAGCAAACAAGCTCAGATCCCATATACAACATTAATGTCCATATTGGAAAGAGGTATTTCAAATTCTTCAGTGGGTAATGTCGCAAAAATATGTAAAGCTTTGGGAATTACCTTTGAATATTTAGACGATCTCACGGGATTAAGCGACTCAGTCTTTAATTCAGAAATTAGTAATAGAAGGGATGTGAAAAAGATGACTTTAACCGAAGAAGCCTTAAAAACTGCGTTAGAAGTTCTCAATGATGAACTTAAAGAAAGACCTTTATCGCCAGAAAGAGTGGCAGCTCTTACTGAAACAATAAAGGTCCTTTCGGGAATTAACCCTCTTTCACGGCCTTAAGAATCTTTTGGTAAGCCTCACAAAGTACATCAAACACATCGAAATTAAATGCAGATGATCAGGCGCAGGGTGTCGGGATTTCGTGGGCAGGTTATCGGTATCGTCCTCACTACCTATGCGTTGCACCGTCTGGGTTACACAAGCGAATTCACCCAGTTTGGCTCATAGTTGTCCTGATGACGCAGGAGTTTCTATGAATTAACCCGATTTGCTACTATTGATTACTCAATAGGGGGGCAGTGCTACCCGATACAAGACTAAGCATTGAAGAAGCTTGAGCAGCACGAGATGCAACTCCAAGAAGAGGACTGATATTGCCAATCATACCCATAACAGGTTTCATTTGTTCAGCAATTTTTGCAGAGGTTTGGAAATTCTTCATCACAGACTCAGTTACATTCATTCTTTCCAACACCCCTTTTGGCTCTAAAACCGTCTCGCTTTCTTTACTAAGTAGACCAACAGACTTCAATGCTCCGCTCAAATTGTTATCGCACCGGCTTTTTATCCGGAACATCTATACGTTACCGTACAGTTCAGCATATTTCTTTACCCTGCGCCTGATCATCTGCATTTAGAAAAGTTTCGACGGAAATGAGGAAATTCCTGTAATAATTTGTGAAAACGTTGGTAATGAGAGGAGGTGAATAATTCGAAAGGTATGCTATTCGGCACTTAGACGGTGAAGAATCGTATGAGGAGGAGGCCTTATGGTAATCAAACAAATCGGTATTACATGTTATTGCGGCCTGCCTATGGAATTTCCTGAGGGTCAGGTCAAAACCGAGTGCCTATGTGGTGCAGTTTGGGAACTTGGATGTGAGGGTTATTGGTACACGCAAGGACCCATTGTTACCACAGAAACGGCCAAAACCAAGTCAAGCCGCTATGAACGATATATGTCCCGGCGAAACAAAAGAAAGAGAAAGGGAGGACGGAGATGATTAAAAAGATCACAAGGTTTATCCAATTAGTGAAAAAGTGTATCGCCGATTACCGTTACCACAAGCACTGGGCGCAACTCATGCACAGTGGCCTAACAGTGAGGGATCACAAAACGCTCGTTACTGTAACTGATGATGAAGTCGTCGTGGATTATGTAGATGGCCGGAAGATAGGACAAAAGTATGTAAACCCAGTCTATATCGATTCAACGAATTGGGGGCGATAGCTTTGGATTACAAAAGCATGATGACTGATCTGGCCAAAATTCAAGGCAGAGAAAACCTGTACCCATACGCGATCGGCATTATTGACGGAATCTTAGGGGACCTGAGTACAACGGCCGAGAACAAGGTCATTGAGATTGCCCTGGCCCTGAAGAGCATGGACATAGTGATGGATACTGAGTCGTTGCCCTGGGATCTGGCGGACACAAAAAAGGCCTCTGCGCCAACAGAAGCCACTGAACAATATTTACAACAAGATTGTAACATGGATACCACAAAAATTGAACCATTAATGAGCTTTCCCTTAATTGAACTTGGCCCTGATTGCAAAGACTGTCTTTGCTTCAAGTGTAAATTCCTTAGAGATTGCCATCTGGAATTACCCTCAACAGTTTATCACTGCCATAACGAATGCAAGGGATCTGCGGCCAAGCGTATTTGTAATTATCATGTTGAGAGGTGTTTGGTATGACAATTAAAAATTCCGTTATGCCAAACAGGAAGATCAGGAATTCTCGATCTAAGGCCAAGAGTGTGTGTAAATGCCTAAGTTGTGCTCAATCTTGGAAAGAAAGTTATGAAGAGCTGACAATGTTGATCTGTGGCGAAGAGGCGTGCTTCTTGAATTGCGATAGTTGTACGAATAGGCCAAATTGCGGTTCGTATGTACCGATGCCGGCAGCGATTTAATGAAAAGGAGAATTAGAGATGAATCAAATATTGCTCTCCAAAATGGAGATTCGAAATTTTAAAGGGATCAAGGATTTCAACTTGGATATTGGTGGCCTCAACGCTTCAATCTTCGGGGAAAACGGAAAAGGAAAAACAACCCTATATGATGCTTTCCTTTGGGCTTTGTTTAACAAAGATAGTGCCAATAGAGCAGACTTCTCGGTTAAACCTCAAGACAAGGAAGGAAACGACATTCATTTCCTTGAGACGGACGTTACTCTTCATCTTCTCATTAATGGTCAATCCAAAACTCTTCGAAAGATGCTTAAGGAAAAATGGACCAGAAAACGTGGTACTGCAACTGATGAATTCACTGGCCATGAAACAAGTTATTGGGTTGACGATGTCCCTGCGAAAGCTAAGGAATATCAATCAGAGATTAACGTGATCTTTAATGAAAATGGCTTTAAGATCCTGACAAATCCATTCTTCTTTTGTACCCAGATCAAATGGGAGGACCGCCGTAAAATCCTTATGGAGATTTGCGGTGACGTTTCGGATGCAGACGTTATTGCCTCGGACAAAAGCCTTGAAGCTTTAACCGAAATTCTTTCAGGCAAATCGATTAATGACCAACGAAAAATTATAGCCGAGAAAATCAAAATGCTCAATGAGCAAATCGAAGCTATTCCCATTAAAATCAACGAGCTTTCCAGGACGGTACTTGGTGAAGAAATTAATTATTCTGTGGTCGAAGCCGGACTTCTCGAACATAAAGCATCTCTTCGAAAGATCGAGAAAAGCATGTTAGATGCTGGGCAATTAGCCTCCGATTTTCGCCAGAAGCAGCAAGAAGCCTTTAAGTTTAGCGCTGCACTCGAGGACCGGAAGAAAGAGTTAGACACTTCGGCTAGAGCCGGTATTAAACAATTACTTGATGAAAAGACCTTGCTTGAAAACGAGAAATACCGGCTCGAGAATTCAAAACTATCTTTAGGCGAAAAAATTAAAAGTTGTTCCCTTGAAGTCACTAAATTATCTGATTTTATGACGGATTTAAGGACTAATTGGGGCGTAATAAACTCAACGACCTTTAATGCTCCTGATCCTGATAACTTCATTTGCCCGACTTGTAAAAGAACTCTTCCGGAACATGATATCGAGCATCAGATTAAGGAAATGAAAGAGTCCTTTGATCAAAACAAACAAAGCGAATTAGCTAAGATTAACGCTGATGGCAAGTCCTTAAAAGAGCGCAAAGAAAAACTCGAGACTGATGCAGTTAAATTTAACGAAGAACTCTTCAGATGTGAAGCAAAGATTCGGGAGATAGAAGAACGTTTAGCTGAACTCAGCAAGGAGATCGATGCAGAGCCGAAAAACATTGCCGTACCAAATTATAACTCCGATGAACAATACCGAAGCCTTCAATCCCAATATAACGTTCTTATGGAAGAACTCAATAAACCTGTCGAAGACACAACTTCCGAACTTCTTCAACAGAAAGCCAAAGTTACAGAGCAAATCGAAACCCTGAATAACCTGCTTCATACTCGAGACGTGGCCATTAAAACTAAGGCGCGGATCGAAGAATTAAAGGCCGAGGAACGTACACTTGCTCAACAACTTAGCGAATTCGAGAAGCAACGATATCTTATCGAGCAGTTCATTAAGGCTAAGGTTAATCTTCTCGAGGGTAACATTAACAGCCGGTTCAAGATTGTTAAGTGGAAGCTCTTTAAAACAAATATTAATGGCGGAATTGAAGAAATCTGCGAGCCTATGGTTAATGGCGTTGGGTTCAGCACGAATTTGAATCATGCAGCTAGGGTAAATGCTGGCTTAGATATCATAAACGTCCTGGCGGATCACTATGGTTGCACAGCCCCGATCTGGATTGACTTTAGAGAGTCGGTTTCAAAGATTATCGACACCAAAAGCCAGGTAATTAACTTGATTAAGAGTGAGCCGGATAAAGTTCTGAGAGTGGAGGTTGCTTAAATGAAAATAGATATTCAGGAAATAGTTAATGCAAAAATTAAGGACATGGAAGAGAATCGAGTCGTCGAGATAGCCATTGAGCAAACTCTGGAAAAATCAGTTATCAAGGCCGTAGTTGACGCATTGGAGAGCTGGGATGTAAAGGACATTATTAAGACCAAGGTTAAAAAGGAGGTTTCTGGGGTCATCAACGATATCGGTTTCACTGCCTACAATTCTTTTATTGCTGATAAGGTGAAGTCTATTGCCGAGGGAGTTTGCCAGAAAGACATAATTGAAAAAATCCAGAAGACTTTTGATGAATTATTAGTTATAAAACGTGATAGCATCAAACTTTCTGAGGTTTGCGACGAATACAGGAAATGGATATGCGAGGATGTTGAGGAAAGTGAAAAGTACAATCTTGAACATTATTGGGTTCGAGTTGAAGAAAGCAATTACGGATGGCTTACTTTTAAATTTGGTCGGGAAAAACCGGAGTATTCTTCTCGCAGAAGTTCCGAAAATTCAATAGAATTCACCGTTCATAAAAACCATGATAACAAAGAAATTGGATGGATTAGTTCAGTCTATATCGATGGCTATGGTATTGACGGAAAATTGAACTTTGGTCGTATGTCCAGTATTGAGTCGTTACTTGTTAACCTTGCCTATAATAAAACCCCTATCGTAATTGATGTCGAGAGCGAAGATGATTTGGATAGCAGCTTCGACGTGGATATTTAATAAATTGGAGGAATGAGAATTATGGCGAATGATCTTATGGCAGTAAAAGAAGAGACTCTGACCACTGTGGAAACAAAAATCAAGGAAATGCAGGAGAACGGAGGAATCAATCTCCCGGCAAATTACAGTGCTTCAAATGCCCTTCAAAGCGCATGGCTGATACTTCAAGAAACAAAAGATAAGGACGGTAAGGCAGCTCTTGAAGTATGTACAAGGTCGAGTATTGCCAATGCCATGTTAGACACAGTTATCCAAGGCCTTTCACCCGCTAAAAAGCAAGTCTATTATATCGTTCGTGGCTCAAAGCTTACGGCAATGCGCTCTTATTTTGGGACCATGGCGGTTACTAAAAGGCTGGAAAGCGTCGAGAGCATTTTTGCTCAGGTTGTATACGAAGGCGATGAATTTGAATTTGAGATCAACGGCGGGACCAAGCGAATAACGAAACATAAACAAACTCTTGCAAGCATGGATTCTTCTAAAATTGTCGCTGCATATTGCACTATTTTTCATGATGGTGGCCAGGAATTTACCGAGATTATTACCAAGAAGCAAATTGATATGGCATGGGCCAAGACCTCAATGAAGGTAAATAACGTTCAGAAAGAATTTCCGGAGGATATGGCTAAACGTACAGTCATTAATAAGACATGTAAGATGTATGCCAATACCTCAGATGATAGCAATCTTCTTGTTGGATCATTTAATAACACAGCTGAGGATTTTGACAAAGAGCAAGAGGCTGCAGAAGAAATTAAAGCAAATGCCAATGGTGATGTTATTGATATCCAAGCCGAAGAACCATCGAAGCCCAATGATAACCAGGTAATAGAGCAGAAAAATGATACAGTGCAGCAGCAAACTTTGGGACCGGACTTCTAAGCTATGAAATTAAAAGTAATCGGTTCATCGAGCAAAGGAAATTGTTACATCCTTGAAACTAAAACAGGGAGCCTCCTGCTAGATGCAGGGGTTCCCTATAAAGAAATACAAAAGGCATTAAACTTTGACCTGCGAAATGTCTGTGGTTGCTTAATTACTCATGAGCATATGGATCATGCAAAAGGTGTTAAAACTCTCTTAGAAAGGTCCGGTATAGACGTTTATATGAGTTTTGAAACTTTTAGGAGTTTATTGCTTAGGGAAAATCCTGGTGTACCTTCCTATGGTTACGCTCATAGACTTTGTAGGATAAAAGCTGGTCAGCAGTTTAGCATCGACGATTTTGACATATTGGCCTTTAAGGCCGAACACGATGCAGCTGGTCCACTCGGGTACCTAATTCAATATCGACCAACAGGTGAGAAATTGCTCTTTGCTACGGACACCTACTACATTCGATATCGGTTCAATGGCCTTAATTACATTATGGTTGAATGTAATTACTGTCGCGATATCCTTGAGGAAAATATCCAAGCCGGACGGATCCCGGAGTCATTAAAGAACCGGTTGCTCGAAAGTCATTTTAGTTTGGATAATGTTAAGAGCTTTCTTCAGGCTAATGATCTAACGCAAGTGAGAAAAATAGTTCTCATTCACCTTTCGGATGGAAATGCAGACGCAGCGAGAATGGTTCGAGAGATTCATGATCTGACGATGAAGGATGTTGAGGCCGCGGAGTCCGGTAAGGTCATTGATTTGGAAATGTGTCCGTTTTAGTGAACTGGTCGGGAACTTCCAGTAATCGTTTAAGCAACGACGAAAACTCAGAAGTATCGGTATTAACTTCAAGAATCGTATCATCCTTAGGATCGTTAGGATACATCACAAAGGTTAGTTTATCAAGTTCAGATTCAAAAATTTCGAGCACATTTTTTTCGTCGATGATTTCAAGCTTGAGTTTGCCGGACATATTTACAACCCCTTTGTGATGATGAACAAATAAGATGAGTTAATCTTTCCCCGAAAATTCCAAGGTGATTCTTAAAAATGATAGATAAGGAAATTCAAATGTCACTATTCTAAAGGAGATGGCAAAATGGCTTGGATCGAGAGTAATCAAGAGCTAGGTAGGCACCCAAAAACTAAAAAGCTTGCCAGACTGTTAGGGATTTCTACAGTCACTGCCGTTGGCCATCTTCATTTTCTTTGGTGGTGGGCTTTAGACTATGTTCAAGATGGCCTTCTTAGTAAATACGATGAATTTGATATAGCAGAAGCCTGTATGTGGGAAGGTGACGAAAAGCTTTTTGTTAATGCTCTCATTAAGGCCAGATTTATTGATGAAACAGAAAATGGATTGGTTATCCATGATTGGTTCGACTATGCTGGTCGGATAGTTACTCAGCGAGAAATAAACAAGGATAAGACCAGGGAACGAGTTCGGAAATATAGAGAAAGAGTAAATAAAACTGGTAACGCTCATGTAACGCGTTACGGTAACGATGGTAACGACACTGAAACGCCTTGTAACGCTACTACCGTACCCAACCCAACCGTACCCAACCCAACCGTACCCAACCCAACCGTACCCAACCCAACCGTACCCAACCCAACCGTACCCAACCAACCCAACACAACCAACAGTACAGTACCTAATAACAATAACAACGCGCGCGAGGAAATCGAACAAAGCGTTCCCGAAAACGGGGGAACTGCACCTGAAACAGCGGAATCCGCATCCAATTTGGGTGAAATCGTATCCAAGACTGAAGAAAGTACCTCCATGGATCTTGGAACTCGTTCAATTGCTTGGGCAGAGAAAAACTGGGGAAGGATGATTCCCAAAGGCGAGGCTGACAACATTCTTGCTTGGTGTGATGAATTTTCCGGGAGAGGAAGTCCGGATTCAGACGCTTTGGTCATTGAAGCTCTTAAGCGCTGCTTAGATGCTGATGCTCGAAATGCAAATTATCTTAATGCTGTGCTTAGGGATTGGATGGAACATGGAGTATTAACCTTAGCCGCTATAGAAGCACGAGAAGCTGAACGTAAAAGCCAAAAAGAGTACAAGCGAAATAAGGACCCTGGAGATAAACCGCCAAGGTCATCACCGGAAAAAGGAAAGTACGATAACTTTTATTTGTGAGGAAAGGGATCAATGAACCATTTAGAAAGCGACGAACAAATCTCTTTATTCCAATGGGCGAAATTAGCGCAAGGAAAATATCCCGAGTTAAAACTACTCCACTCAATCCCTAACGGAGGTAAGCGAAATGCTCGGGAGGCAGCCAGACTGAAACAGGAAGGGGAAAAGGCAGGAGTTAGCGACATCTTCCTGCCGGTTGCCAGAGGGAACCATCACGGGCTATATATCGAACTCAAGGTAAGAGGCGGAAAGCTTTCGGATAATCAAAAATGGTGGATAGCCGAAACGACCAAGCAAGGGTATTATTCGACGGTTTGTTTTGGTTGGGTTGAGGCCAAGGATGTCATTGAGGATTATTTGCGAACAGGCTGAAAGGGGACTTAATCCAATGGCTCACATTGAAGTTTGTTACCGATGCCCGTTATGTCGGAAAGCTTACGGCAAGCAATCTGATGCCATAACGTGCCGAAACTCTCATCCAATTGAAACGGAAACCTGGGCTGTAGGAAAAGGCGGCAAAGGAGTTAGGATTTTCGAGCACTGCGCACTGGATGGACTGGGAGGCCTTAGATGGGCCTTGCGAGAGGCAGACTTAAGTGATGACATTAAGATACGGGCAGAGCAACTTGAGGAGGGATAACAATGAAACATCTCCTAGTTCTTAACGGCGAATACTATGCCGTCGAAAACAAAGAGGAAAATAAGCTCGTTTTCCTTCAAGGCCGAAATAATGCCGTAGCCGTCGACGAAAGGCGGCTAAGATACCTTCTTCAAACCATCCAACGATGGTTTATGTCAGGGGAAATTGAGTTAAAGAGGATTGAGGTGTTGAAAGTTGTGTGATTGCCGAAAATGCAAAGGACAAGCCCAAACAAGAGCTTGCATGTGTGATAAATGTCAAGAAAAGAACAAATGCGGATATGCAAAGATCGATGATTGCCGGTGGCTTAGGATTGGGGGTAAGAAAACAAAATGTTAACACTCACCATTGAACTAAAAGGAGCGCAAACGGAAACACACTGTAGTATGACATCAGGTATTGCTGCCTGCGAAAAATTAGGTAGAGAGTCGGAAAGGTGTCTGATGTTCAAGGAAAAATTGAAGTATGACTGGAATGCTCATGCTTACAAAAGATGCGATCAATGCAAAAAATCGGAGGTTGAAGATGCTTAAGTGCGGCGATAAATTCTGTTGCAACCATATTATTAAATCAACAGAGGATGTTCTGAAATGCATTAAAATAATGCAAACTACTTGCCCTGAATGGAATCGAGAGTGTTTTTATCACAGAGATGGACAAGGTTGCGCGGAATGCGGTGGCAGAGTGATTAGGCAAAATGGTTGTTATGTTTGTATCGAATGTGGATATAGTCCCTGTGGATAAGGAAGTGAGCTAATTCGGAAGGGGTGGCAATTATGAAACAACTGATCAGAGAATATAAAATTACTCTTCGAAGAGTTAACAGAGCAAGAATACAGGCCACCAATAAAGAAGATAAATCACTACTCGCAAGTTGTGCAGATAGTTTGAGTTTTTCGATTAAATATATGGAATTAGGAAAACACCCTGATAATAGAAGGGCAATCACAAGGCGAAGCAGTTCACAAAGAGAAATTCCAATGGATCCTAAAAACCTAGATTTTGTTCGAGCCTTAGCACTTCAAAGTCAGCCATCAGAGATAAGCGATAAAATGAAGAGGGCGATTGATGATCTTGGAATTGTCCTTAAAGCTATGACAACAAAAGAACGAGAAGCATATTCGTTAGTACGTGTAAATTGTTATTCATTTAGTGATGCCGCGAGGATAATGAAGATTCAGAAGGCTACAGTTCAAACGCTAGTCAAAAGGGCAGAAGATAAAATTTATTTGTTAGCTGAGGACTTAACTGACCACGGAATAACCTTTAAACAGGATATTCAGCTTGAAATGTTCTGATTTTGTCATACGATTGCCACCTAATAGTATAGGGACGATTTTTATTTATGAGCCTTCGGGCTCTTTTTCTTTGGAGGGGACAAGAGTGAAATCTTCGGTTAAGAGAACGAGAATTGAACAAACTCTTCTTCAATGCCCGATTTGTAAAAAGAAATTCTTCTCTTTTCTTGAGAATACGTTGTGTCCGGAATGCTCCAGGGAGCAAGAAGGGAATGAGAAGCAAACCGAGACAAAAAGGGAATTAAAATGAAAAGCAGCCGGTTAAGGCTGCTTATTGTTGAATTCCTAGATAATTTTTAAGAGCATCTTGTAAAACGTGTGAAAAATTAACGCGTTTTTCTTCTGCAATGTCATTTAGCCATTTTGGTATTGTTAATGTCTTTTTGATAGCCTTATTTTCGATTTGGTCACGAAATGAGGGCATCCAAGCTTCGATAAGGACAATAGCTTGATTAGCTTCAGGACGTAAGGAAGTAACTGGTGTAGGATCTGGGATTTCATCGTCATCTTGTTCCATGCTGTATAAATGAAGTGCCATAGCTTCCCGAGCGTTTTTTAGAGCTTCTTCATCGGAGTGAGCGCAAGGCAGGCATCCTGGTAAATCGGGAAACTCAATAGAGATCCCATCTGTTGCATAGTCGAAAACTGCCGGGTAAATATATCGATCTTTTTTCATAATTATCAAATCCTCCTGTCTGTTTAGGTGGGGGAATGATAGCGAGGATCTATTGGAGCTTTATCCCCGCTATCTTGAATATGGATCTTATAGTTTTTATCGGTATGTCCTTCACTGGGTGGGTTACCGTCACCTTACCTTTTTTTGTTGGGTGTTTGAAGTGGTGATGGTCACCTTCTGTGCTTACTTTGTACCATCCATCTTCAATTAAGATTTGTATTATCTCTCGGGATGAGTAACTTTTCATCTTTTAAGTCCCCCTCACTAATAATAGTATAGCACGTATTACTATACGTGTAAATAAAATATTAGTAAGATTAATTCATTTTTGGAGATTATTACTATGCCTTTAAGATCTTTAAGACCGTGCAAATATGCAGGATGTGTCCATCTAACAAGGGATGCTAGTGGATATTGTGAAGAACACACCCACACGGTAAATGAGTACGAGAAGTATAGGGGCTCAGCAAGGCAAAGAGGCTATGACAGTACGTGGGAAAAACTTAGAAGGATGTATTTGCGAGAGCATCCCTTATGTGAGGATTGTTTGGAGCAGGATGCGCTAACACCATCTAGAGAGGTTCATCACAAGAAGAAGGTCAGAGACTTCCCAGAACTTCGTCTTGTAAAGAGCAACCTAAGAGCACTGTGCAAGTCGTGTCACAGTACAAGAACGGCGCGCGGAGAGTGATTACAACGCAAGGCCAAGGGTAGGGGGGCATTGAATCTCTACAGCTTTTCAAAGCTGGACCAAGCGGCCCTCAACTTCGTAAAAAAATCCGTTTTTGAAAGTTTTGGGAGGAATGAACAACATGGATATCTTAGAAATGTTTAAGAAGTTAAGGGATGTTTCCGGAGAAGTCGTTGAGGCCCTTGAAAATGGAGATGAAGAAAAAGCAAAAACTGCGATGGGTAAGTTTTTATTGCTAATGATTCAACTGGATGCTTTGAAATAATAATTAATCTTTTTTTATAAAGGGGTGGTGGCTATGGGCGGAAGAAATGGGCAACCGGTTGATTTGATTTTAGCAAAGGGACGTAGTCACCATCTCACGAAAGAGATAGTCGAACAAAGGAAAGCGGCAGAAATCAAAACAGGGACCCATATTCTCAGATGTCCAGATGAAGTCAGGAAAGACGATAAGGCCTTAAAAAAGTGGAAAGAAATAATGAAGGCGTATAAGTTAGCAGACTTCGTCTCAAGCGGTGATGTTGGATCGTTAGGTAGATACTGTTTAACCTATAGCGAATACCTCGGGTATATCGAAAAAAGAAGAATACTTGAAGATTTCCCAATCAACTGGGAAAAATATAGAGATATATTACCAGAAGATTTTAGATATCAAATTGAGACGATACTAAAATTAGAGCCGCTAGTGACCATAGACAATCAACTTAATAAAAAGAATGACCTACTCACCAAATCAGAAGACAGGTCCTTTCTTAACCCCTTAGCCAAAGTAAAGAATGTACCAAAGAAAGAACCTGAGCATATTGACCCCTTAGCAGCAAAAGGATTCGGGAACGTGTAAGGATGAAGGGAAGTTATTAAAGGCAGGGTAGCGGAATAGGTAGACGCAAAATACAAACTCACATGGTCGCGACAGACGATTTGCCGGATGCGCGGAGTTGAGACCACGCAGCGAAAAAGTAGCTCCAAGGGTGATGCCTATAAAAACATCTAGTGTGAGGAAAAACCGGTTTGTAAGGTGCAAATCCTTACCCCTATCTTAATAAGTTACCAACGAGCCGAAAGGCTCTTTTATTATGCCTAATCTAAGACACAGTATAAGTAGGTGAGGTGATGGGGGAACTACGTGATGATCTAATCCAATACTCACAAGATGTCACCTCCGGAAAGATAACTGCTTGCCAAAAACACAAATGGGCCTGTGAAAGATTCTTAAGAGATTTAGACAGAGAGGGAACTGACGAGTTCCCTTTTGTATTTTCCGAAGAAAAAGCAAATCGTTTCCTTGATTGGATGCGATTGTTCAAGCATCGTAAAGGAATCCTGAAGGGGGAGCACATTGAACCCCATATCATACAAAAGTTCGTATTTGGGAATATCTACGGCTGGATCCACAAGGACACCGGGTACCGACGATTTAACAAAGCATATTGGCAAGTAGGTCGTAAAAATGCTAAGTCTCAGAGTCTTTCATGTGTTGGAAGTTATGAAGAAATGGCGTTCGGCGAAGGAGCTTCAGAGGTTTATTGTACAGCTACCAAAAGAAAACAAGCCAGGATTGTCTATGATGAGACCGTGGCAATGCTTGATGGATGCCCTGAGCTTAAGGGAAAATACAAGATTGCTTATGGGCAAATAGTCCATAAAAAGACCGGATCTATCATGGAGGCGCTTAGCAAAGAGGACGGTAAAAAAGGTGACGGGTATAACCCTCAATGTGGCATTATCGACGAATACCACGCTCATGAAACATCCGAAATGTATGACATTATTGATAGCGGTATGGTTGCTAGGCCCCAGCCGTTACTAATGATCATAACCACAGCCGGCTTTGATCTTTCGAACCCTTGTTATTCTGTTGAGTATAAACTTGTTTCTCATATTTTAGACCCCTATAACCCTTATGAGAATGAAAACTACTTCGTAATGATCAATGAACTTGACAAAGAAGATCTTGAGAAGGACGACGGAATTAAGAATGAAGCCGTTTGGGAGAAAGCCAATCCAATTGTATGTTCTTATCCTGAGGGCATTGATTCAATTAGAAAAAGGCTCAATTTAGCTCTAGAGGCCCCTGAAAAAATGCGAGACTTTCTCACTAAAACACTCAATGTTTGGGTGCAGATGCGAGAATTTGGATATATGGATCTCTCAAAATGGGCCAAATGTGGGCAGAACTTTGACATAGAAATTCTAAGGGGAGAGGAATGTACGATTGGCGCAGACTTATCCGCAACTTTGGACTTAACGAGCGTGGCTCATGAGTTTGAAATCGAGGGTAAATATTACGTGCTCTGTCATTCGTTCATGCCAGAGGAAAGGCTTAATGAAAAAATGGCCACAGATAAAGTGCCTTACGATTTCTGGGTGAAAAAGGGATGGATCACACTAACACCTGGTGAAGTCGTGGACTATGACTTTGTAATTGAGTACATCAACACTACTAATGAGAAATATGGATTCATTCCGAAAGAGCTTTGTTACGACAAATGGAACGCTAATATGTTTGGGACTGAGATGACTACTCAAGGGTATACGTGCGTTGATATCAGGCAGGGGATGCAGAAGCTGGGAGAGCCAACTAAAAACTTTCGTGAAGAAGTGTACCAAGGGAATGTGATACACAACAATAATCCGGTGCTTACCTGGGCTATCGGCAATGCTATTACAAAAATGGCGCCTAATGAAACGTTTATGTTGGATAAATCTAAAAGCAAACAAAGAATAGATCCAATTGCAGCGGTTATCAATGCACATTGCAGGGCTATGGTAAACGAAGATTCAACATCTGTATATGAAACCCGAGGCGTACGATGAGGAGGTGAAGTTTTGTTTAACTTAAATTTTAAGATTGAATTATCGGATCTATTACTTATTCTCGGGATAGCGCTCTTAACAATCGGTTTATACCTCATCTATATTCCAGCCTCAATCATCTTCCTTGGTACAGCTTGTATTGTTCTTGCCTTTCTCATGAGCCCGAAGAAGGCCAGGGGAGGAGGTGATTAGTATTGGGACTCGTTACAAAAATCAAAGCTGATATTAGAGATAACTCAGGTACCGGCCTGGTTAATCCGGCCCAATGGCTTAGGGATTGGTTTTCAGGAGGTCCACCTGTAGCATCCGGTGTGCCGGTTAATGAAGAAAATGCCGTGAAGCTCATTGCCGTTTTCGCTTGTATTAGGCTTCTCTCTGAAAGCATAGCCATGCTCCCATTTCCATTATATAAGGCGCTTAAAGTCGGCAAAGAGAAGGCCACCTATCATCCTTTGTACTCTATCTTGCACGACATACCAAATCCGGAATGTACATCGTTCCAATTTAGGCAAATTATGATGGTTAACGCTCTTCTTTGCGAACGTGCCATTGCCGAAATTCAGAGAGATGCAAGCGGAAATGTTGTTGCTCTCTGGCCTATCCCCACTAAATATGTCAGGCCAGCACGCAACACACGGACTAAAGAACTTGTCTATTTAGTGAGTAATCCTGATGGGAGCCAGTCAGAGCTCTATCCTGAGCAAGTGTTTGAGTTACCGGGTATGGGCTTTGACTCAGTGAATACGTTTCAACCCATTCAGCTTGCTAAAGAGGCTATTGGTTTAGGCCTGGCGGCACAGGAATTCGGGGCTAGGTTTTTCGGGCAGGGAACGATAGGGAGCGGCATCGTTGAATATCCTGGTAAGATGAGCGACAAGGCGTATGACAGATATGTCGAAAGCATGACGGATAAATATCAGGGATTGAAAAATTCTAACCGGCTTATCTTCCTCGAAGAGGGATTAAAATTCACTCAACTTACTATTCCGCCGAATAATGCACAGTTTTTAGAGACGCGCAAGTTTCAAGTTGTTGAAATCGCGCGTTTTTTCAATGTCCCGCCGCACATGATTATGGACTTTGAGGGCGCAACATTCTCAAATATTGAGCAGAAGTCTCTCGAGTATGTGACTTATAGCCTAATGCCATGGCTGGTTAAGTGGGAGCAAGCCGTTTTTAAATGCTTACTGACACCATCGGAGCGCAAGAAATACTTTGCAAAGGCGACTGTAGACGCCCTGCTTCGCGGAGCATTCCAGGCAAGAATGAGCGGCTATCACATGATGATACAAGACGGAGTTTGGAATGCTGATGAAATACGCGAGCTGGAAGATATGAACCCACAACCTGACGGGCAGGGGCAAGAGTATTTCATAAACAGCACCATGCAGCCTAAAAAGTTAATACTTCAAGGAGGTGATACAAATGCCAACGCCGCAAGTGGAGCGCAGAACAATAATGGAGAAGGTGGAAGTCAGAGCAGCTGATGACGGCAATAAAACAATCGTTGGTTATGCCGCAAAGTTTGGAGTGAGGTCCCAAGATCTCGGTGGCTTCGTTGAACAGATTGATCCACGATTTTTTGATGGCGTTCTTAAGGACGACGTTCGGGGGCTTATTAACCACGATATGAATCTTATCCTTGGGCGAACAGCGTCCGGGACAGTAAAACTTTCCGTGGATGAATTTGGCCTGAGATATGACATTATTCCACCTAACACCTCATATGCGAACGATCTTATAGTTAGCATGGAGCGAGGGGATATCAATCAAAGTTCATTTGCCTTTTCAGTTGACTATGAGAACAATGGTGATTCCTGGGAATATGACGAGGCAAACGATATTTATGTCCGAACTTTACTCGCCTGCAAGCGCCTATATGACGTTTCTCCAGTCACATACCCGGCTTATGAGCAGACAGAGAGTATAGTCTCTCAGCGTTGCCTGGATATTCTCAAAGAAAAAAGGTCACTCGGAGCCCCTAATAAAAGGCTTAATATACTAAGAAAACGACTAAATTTAACCGAAAAATGCTTCTAAATCGGGGTATGCGCGCATGAAAATGCGCTTTTTTAATGCCAAAAACCAAAAAGAGAGGTGTATATAATGACCATCACGGAAAAGAAACAAAAACGCGCTACAATTGTTACTCAGGCCCGATCCATCCTCGATAAAGCCGAACAAGAGAGCCGCGATCTTACGACGGAAGAAGAAAACTCCTATAATGCAGCTATGACCGATGTCGAAAAGCTCTCGAAAGAAATTGAACGCGAGGAGCGTCAACAATCCCTTGAGCGCGGGCTCGGAAAGGTTGAGGATACCGATCCAAACAAAGTAACTGATCCTGAAGGACGCGCTGCAGAAGAAAAGAAAAAGGAAATTAGGGCATCTTTTGTTGGCGGGTTGAGAACAGGTAACTTCTCCGAATATCGTGATTTGCAAATGACGAATGCCACACAAGCCGGTTATTTAGTGGCTCCTGAACAATTGGTCGCTCAGCTTATTAAAGACTTGGATAATTACTTTTTCATTCGCCAATATGCACGTAAATTTACGATCAAAGGTACCCATTCTTTAGGATTCCCGAAACGGACTCAACGTGCGAGCAGGGCTGTAAGAGGATCGGAGCTTGCAGCTCCTATCCCGGATAAACAACTTGCCTTTGGAAAACGTGAGTTCCGTCCTAAGTGGCTTACAGCTGAAATTTTAGTATCTAAACCACTCCTGCAGAATTCTGTGATTGATCCTGAAGAGATTGTACGAGAGGAGCTTGCTTATGCCTTTGGGCAAACTCAAGAACAAGAGTTCATGACCGGTGATGGGGCAGAAGAAGCGCTTGGGCTGTTCACTCCATCAGATTTAGGTATTAGCACTGCAAGAGATGTAACTGGTCTTTTGAATTTTGACACTCTTATCGAAGCGAAGTTCTCGATCAAGCAGCAATACTGGAAGAATATGAAATGGATTTACCACCGAGACGCTATTAAACAGTTGGCCAAGATTAAAGACGGCGATGGGCAGTATATCTGGCGGCAATCAGTGATGAACAGCGAACCAGATCTCTTGCTTGGAGTGCCGTTCTTAATGTCTGAATATGCCCCTGACTCTTTCTCATCTGGTGATTATGCCGGAATAATTGGCGATCTTTCTCAGTATTGGATCGTGGATTCAATGGATATGGAAATTCAGGCACTCTTTGAGCTTTACGCTCGTACAAACCAAGTTGACTTTATCGCTCGATCGGCCAACGATGGAATGCCGGTACTTGAGGAATCTTTTGCTCGAATTAAATTGCAATAAGGTGAGCTTTAGCCCGCCAATCTATGAAAGTGAGGTAAGACTCAATGAATCTTAGCAAGGACGTTAAAATATCCCAGGTCTTAGGCCATGTCGCAGCCGGTATTGCTGCTCAAACTTCGGTCGTAGTAGATATGCAAGGATTCGCAGGGGTAGTATTTGTTGCAGCCCTTGGAACGGTCACAGCTGCCGCCGTAGTCACGCTAAAGGCCCAAGAAGATGTGGTTAATCCTATGACTGCAGCCAAAGACCTATCAGGAGCTTCAGCTTCCTTTACTGCAGGGGCTGCTGATTCTAATAAGTGCATTGTGCTTGACGTTTATCGTCCTAATAAACGGTATCTCCAGGCGGTGTTAACACCAACGATTCAAAACGCAGAAATCGGGGCCATTATTGCGATTCAATACCAATCCGGGGCCAAGCCAACGGAAATTGATCCATCGGTTATCGCATCGGCATTAGCTATTAGCCCAGACGAAGTATAATTTAGGGGCGTTTAGCCCCTTCTAAAATGAAAGGAGAAAGCCATGCCGGACCAAACTTACAACTGCAAGAACTATGAAACCGATGGCGGGGATACTCTTGTTATTGGTGGCAAATTAGATATTCAAGGCGGCGGAATTACCTCGAATGGGGCTCAGGCCGGGGCCATTACTAAGCCAACGGGCGGGACAACGATTGACGCTGAAGGCCGAGCGGCAATCGATTCCATCATCGATGCCTTAAAGGCCGTAGGGATCACGCTTTAAGGGCGGTGGCTAATCGTGGCATTAACTCTTAATTTAAAAACCCCTATAGCTGCTGAGCCTATGACTCTCGCTGAAGCAAAGAACTTCTTAAGAGTCGACCTTGATGATGACGATGCCTTCATAAGTTCTTTGGTCTCTTCGGCAAGAGATTATTGCGAATCGGCAACAATGCGCGCTCTTGGCACTGAATCCTTTGAGCTTGTGCTGGAGGACTTCCCATCGGACAGAGACTTTATTGAGATACCAAGGCCGCCTCTCCAAAATATTATCAGTGCGCAATACAAGGACTGCTACGGTGTGATGAGGGATATCGATCCAGAAACAATTATTTTAGATTATGACAGTGAGCCAGGAAGGATTGTCCTGGCCTATAACCGATTCTGGCCTATTTACATTCCATGGCCTGCCGGTGCAGTGATCATTAATTTTACTGCTGGTTACAACGCAGCCAATCCAATGCCGGAAGGGATTAAACAGGCTATGTATTTGCTCATTGGACAGTGGTACACAAATCGTGAACCGATGGTGGATAGAAGATTAACAGAGTTAAATTACTCGGTTGATGCACTTCTCCAGCCGCATCGTGTGATTACATTGGAGTGGTAAGCAATGGGTGTTAGAACTCCGGGCTTCAATTTAGGCAGCCTAAACAAGCGGATCACGCTACTCACCTGGGTTGAAAGCACTAATGAAGCCCAAGAAACGATTTTAGTCCCGAGTATATTCACGACCGTGTGGGCTAGTGTTTCACCGGTCAGAGGAAGAGATTACATGGAGGCGAAGAAATACCAGGCAGAGCTAACGTACAAAATCACCATTCGATATCTCGCGGGAGTGACGCCAGACATGCAGATCCAATTCAAAGACCGGACGTTTTTAATTCAAGACATTATCAACCCATTCGAGCACAATGAACTTTTAGAAATCATGGCTATCGAAAGGATTGCTAAAAATGGCTGATGATTTTGAAATTACATTTGTGGGGATTGAGGACCTGAAGACAAGACTTGATGCAGTAAGGTCCCAATATCCCTATAAAGAAGAAGAGGTCCTTAAGAAGTTAGGCCAGGCCCTTAAGACTAGTGCGAAGGACAAGACACCGGTCGGAAAAAGCATGAAGCATCTGAAAGATCAATATAAGCTATCGAAGGTAGAATACGAAAAGGAGGGTTCATTTATAACCATGACTAATAAAAGCCCTCTCTTTCACTTGGTCGAAAACGGGCACGAAATTAAGAACAAAAAGGGTGGCCCAGTGCTTGATCCTGGCTTTGTTGAGGGTAAGCATATGGTCGAAACAGCAATGATAGAGCTCGACCAAGAGATGCCGGCGATCGTCAATACTTGGCTTGATAATGTTTTGGGGGATCTCAAATGATTACACTTTTAGATATTAAAACGGCTGTTAACACAGCGATAAAACCGACTGGCTTAAAGACATACGGAAACGAGGTCAAGGAAGGCTTTTCCCGGCCTTGTTTTTTTGTGAACGTAACCCCGGTGAAAAGCGAAACATTCAAGAAGGACACAAGCGAGAATTCCGTAATGGTTGAGATTGTCTATTTTTCTCAGAACAGAACCGACTTAGAGAATCTGCAAATGTATGACACCCTTAAGGGACTTCTAACCCCAGTTTTGGCTATAGGTGCAAAAAAGAAAATGATAAGTAATTTCAGAGGCGAGGTCATTGATGAAATTGATCGAATTTACTCCGTCAAATTTGACCTTAACTACTACGACGGAATCACAGACGCCACGCCGGAAGCAGAATCCGCAACGACATTAAACCTAAACTTAGGAGGTCAGCAATATGGGATTACCTAATATTGAAGTCATCTTTAAAGCCCTGGCTGCAAGTGCGATTGCAAGAGGTTCAAGAGGCATTGTAGCACTTGTGCTTAAAGATGCTGTCCATAATGGCCCGAATGTTTATACTGATCCATCAGCAATACCACAGGACTATTCAACCTATAACCTTAATCAAATCAATCTGGCCTATGAGGGGGGCGTTCAGCCGCCCATCAGCCTGATTGTCTATGTCGAGCCAACTACGGCAACAGATTATTCAGCCGCCATGAGCTACCTAGAAACTGTTAAGTGGGACTATGGAGCCATCCCAGGAATTGATGCTGCAGATGCGTCTACAGTCGCGACTTGGATAAAAGACCTAAGAGACAACAAGGACATTAAGTCTAAAATGGTTCTCCCGAATACTGCTGCTGACCACGAAGGAGTTATTAATTTTTCTACAGACAACATTGTCCTTGCTTCTGGAACTGTTAATGCAACTGATTACTGCAGCAGAATAGCCGGGATTATGGCCGGAACACCACTGACTATGAGCGCAACCTATCAGGTTTTGCCGGAAGTCAAGGATGTTCCGCATAATACACAGGCACAATTTAACACGCTTATTAACGCAGGGAGTCTTGAGCTCATGAACGACGGGGAAAAGGTGAAAATTGCGCGGGCAATAAATAGCCTGGTTACTTTGACAGCCACGAAAACAGCAGACTGGCAAAAGTGCAAGATCGTGGACATTATGGACCTGCAGCACGATGACATTAAGAAAACTTTTGGCGACAACTATGTCGGTAAAGTCCCCAATGATTACGACCATAAGTGCCTACTCATAACTGCTATTAATGCTTATCTGGAAGGCTTGGAAAGCCAAATGCTCTTAGACAAAGGAAAAAACAGTGTCGGGATTGACCTCGACGCCCAGAAACTTTACCTCCAGGGCCAAGGTATTGATACAAGTACTATGAGTGATCAGGATCTCAAGAATGCTAACACAGGGTCCTTTGTTTTCCTAACCGGCACTGACCGTCCTCTAGATGCTATGGAAGATTTAACCCTTAATCTCAATCTTAACTAAGGAGGTAGACCATGGATAGCTATACTGCGGACCAGGTTATAAACGGGACTTGGGGAGAAATGTGGCTTGATGGAAATATGATGGCAGAGGTATCGGCACTTCAGGCAAAGGTAACGCTCAAAAAGACGGCGATAAACATGTGCGGAACCCTTGTCGACGGCCAGAAAGTAACTGGGATGGAGCTCAAAGGGACAGTGAAGCTCCATAAAGTAACTTCGGCGATGATCAAGGCCAACAGCGACGCGATTAAGTCCGGGAAGACACCGGAACATACGATTGTTTCTAACCTTGCGGACCCTCAATCCTTAGGAGCTGAAAGAATTGTCTTAAAAGGTGTTATGTTTGATGAGTTAACCTTAATTGACTGGGAAGCTAAGAAAAACGGCGAAGAAAGCGCCCCATTCACCTACCAGGATTGGGATCTGTTGGACTTGATTTAAGATGCCATCAAAATTTTATTTGGGGGGAATAGGTCATGAATATTGTTGAAAAGCTATTAAAAATGGATGCCGGTAAGCTTGAAATACCATCAAAGGTTATTACGATTCAGTCAAAGAAACTTAAACAGCCTTTAGATTTTCCTTGCCGAGCTGTGGATCCGGAAAGATACGCCGAGATCCAAGAAAGCGCGTTGGAGATCAGAAAGGGAGACGTTAAAAAGATTAATATGTATTCCATGAAAACTTCAATTATTATCGAAGGATGCCCCGATGTGTTCAAGAGTAAGGAACTCATGAGCCACTTTGGAGCGCCAACCCCAAAAGAATTAATCCGGAAGTTACTCTTATCCGGTGAGATTGACGACCTTTACAACGGGATTAATGAGCTCTCAGGCTATGAAAAAGACAAAGATGATGAGGAAGAAATAAAAAACTAATTAAGGAAGATAGGCATGTGCAGACAGCTTATCTTCTTTTTAGATTTCACGGCATGAGCCCAAAGGAGTATTATGATAAAAAGCCTGGGGAAAAAAAGATTCTCCGGGCTTTTATGCTCCATGAAATTGAAGAACGAGATCGCGAAAGCTCTCCAAATGGGAGTTGATTAGAAAATGGCGCGTGTGATTGATGCGGTAATCCGGTTGAGGGATCAATTTTCAGCGACCTTGAGAAATGTGAACGGGAATCTATCGCAGTTTCAAAGGCAAACAAGCTATGCGGGCCGGAGCATGGTATCAGTTGGCAAGGATATGGAAAGGGTCGGTAAAAACATATCCACGAAAGTTTCTCTGCCCATTATTGGATTAGGGGTCGCTGCATCAGAAGCGGCAACAAAATTTAAGCACGAAATGGCCGATATCCGTAAGGAAGTTGAGGCAAGAGGGCTGCCTGAATCCAAGGTTAACTCCGTCATGACCGAAATGTCTAATAAAGCCTTGAAGTGGTCAGAGGATTTTGGGCAATCCACGGAATCAATCAACGAAGGACTCCTTACGCTTGTCAAAGATGGGTACTCAGCGGATGAAGCTATGAGTGCCATGAATACATCGTTATTAACTGCGCGGGGGGCTAATGAACAGTTATCGACCGTCGTGGATCAGTTAGGATCATCACTAGAAGCCTATGGCATGAAAACAAATAATTCAGCCCAGACAACGAAAAACATGGCGCATATGGCCGACACATTCGCATATATAGCCAACCATACGAAGGCGAGCATAACCTCATTGGGTGAAGCCTTCAGTGTAGCAGGATCCACGGCAAATGCTATGCATCAACCAATGGCGCAAACAGCTGCAGCGATAGGTATTTTGGAGTCTAACGGGGTTGACGCGAATACTGCGGCAACCGCCTTAAAAGCCGGTCTCGTTAACTTGACAAAGCCAACTACTAAAATGCAGAAGGCATTAAATCAAATGGGCTTCAGCGCCTTTGATAGCAAAGGCCACATGAAAGACCTAGCTTCGATACTGAACGAGGTTGAAAAGAAAACTGAGGGATGGACCGACCAGCAAAAACAAGCTGCTATCGCCACGATTTTTGGCAAAGAGTCTTTATCATCATGGAATATCTTACTCCATAAAGGCGGAGGATATTTATCAGATCTTGCGAATAGCGCCAATGGTGCCACTGGAGAGGTTCAGCGATTATCCGATTCCATGAAAAATACTGAACAGAATAAGTTTAAAGAGCTGGCTCAATCTGTTCATGCTCTAGGCATCGCATTTGGCGAGGATATCCTTCCGTCGATAATACCAATTGTTGGTAAGTTAACGGATATGGCTAAAAGCTTTGCAAATCTGGATGAAGGAACGAAGCAAGCTATTATAAAGTTCGCCATGATCGCCGCCGCAATCGGGCCACCGATTTTAATACTTGGTAAATTAACTCATGGAATAGGAGAGACCATCTTATCTTTTACAAAGCTGTCTCGATCCATAGCATCTGCCGGTGGGATTTTGAAATATCTTGCCACACCCGGAGGGATGGTTATTGTAGTCATAACAGCGGTTGCTCTTGCAGCGTTCCTGCTTATTAAATACTGGGGGCCAATAAGCGGATTTTTCAAAAAGGTATGGGATGACATTAAAGGCCCCATAGATATCGTAAAACAAAAGTTCCAGGAATTCATTGGTAAAGTAAAAGATATTAAAGATAAACTACTCGATCTAAAAGATAAAGCGGTCAAGGAAGTTAAAAAGATTTTCGAGGACTTCACGCAAACCCTAAAGGACCATGAAGGACAAATTAAAACTACCACGACCGTATTAGGAGTTATTTTTGGCCCAGCACTGATAAAAACAGGTGCGCAAGCAGTTATTTCTGGTAGTCAAATTGTGGCACATTTTATAGCGAGTATTATAAAAACAGGAGCACAAGCAGTTATAAGCGCTGCAAAGACAACTGGGTCTTTTATTGCCTCAATTATAAAATCCGGGGCTGAAGCGGTAATAGCCGGGGCTAAAATTACGATTGGTTTCATAGCTAGCTTGATAAAAACAGCTGCACAAGCGGCTATTACAGGAGCAGCTATTACTGTTAGTCTGATTGGTTCATTAATTGCTTACGCAGCGCAGGGGTGGGAAACGGTCGCGTCAATATCGGCTCAAACCCTTGCATGGTTAGCCCAAAAGGGCGTAATGCTGGCTTCTGCCGGCGTAACCGGAATAATGACAGCCGCCCAATGGGCCTTAAATGCCGCTATGGCTGCCAACCCCATAACTTGGGTAGTATTAGGCATTGCAGCGTTAGTTTTAGCCGTTGTGGGTTTGTACGAAGCCTGGGTGCATAACTGGGGAGGTATCCAGGATAAGACGAAAGCTGTAATTGATGAAATAAAGAAGGTTTGGCAGGACTTAAAAGATTTTCTTTCCCATCCTATCCAAGGAATTATCAATGTTGCAAAACGTATAACTGGTGGAGAAAGTACGGGTCCTACAGGCCATAATGCCTTAGGAACGAGTTACTGGGGCGGTGGAGAAACCTGGGTAGGAGAAAACGGACCCGAGAAAATAATTCTGCCTAAGGGCGCACAAATCAAAGACCACCAATCTTCTATTTCATCCAATAATCGAAGTGTTAACTTAACGATAAATATGAATGGCCCAGTTATCAGAGAAGAATCTGATATCGATAAGATTGCCGATGCTCTTGTACTAAAGATTAATGCTGCAGCAATTAACATGGCTTAAAGGAGGAATGATTGTGGAATTCTGGCTCGTTCAAGGAAGTGAAAAACTACAGCTCCCCATTCCCCCAGCGAATTATTCAATCAAGAAAGCTCTAAACAACACCTCAGCTATCGTGGAGGGAGTAGGAGAAATAAGTTTCATTGGTAAACCCAAACTAGCGGAGATTCCATCAATTCAATCATTCTTCCCCGCACAAGTCTATAGCTTTTGCCAATATGACACGTTCCCTTCTCCAAAAGAATGCACTGACTTGGTTGAAAAATGGATGCTAAGCGGAAACCCGATAAGGATCATTATTACCGGCTCAAGCCCTATCAACACCCTGTGTTCTATCGAGGACTTTGAGTATGGTGAGCAGGACGGTACAGGGGACGTGTATTTTACTCTGAACTTAAAGGAATACAGGATTATATCCCTTACTTGACGGGGTGAATCTATGATAAGGCTATACAGTAATTACTTTGGCGGGGCCACGGAGATAACAAGGTTGTGTAAAACAGTGCAGTGGTCAGGGGATAAGTCACAGGTGGCGCGTAAACTCGATGTTACTATGGCTTATTCCATTTTTGACCGAAACCAGCCTAACACTCAGATATCCCCAGGCACAATGGTTTGGGTGGTTGATGATGTTGAAGGCGAGATATTCCGTGGAATTGTTTTTAATCGCTCTCTTAATTCCAACCAGGAATTAACCTTCTACGCCTATGATTTTCTAATCTATTTCCTTAAATCCAAGGCTACTTATAACTTCACGAATGTTACTCCTGAAGCCATAACTGCGAGGGTGTGCCAAGAGGCAGACGTAAGCGTGGGTCAATTAGAACCAACCGGCGTGCACATCAGTCTTTTAGCGTCTAACAAAACGCTTTATGACATCATCATGCAGGCTTATTCTTATGCATCTTTTAGTACCGGCAAGCAATATTTCTTGCTTATGACTCAGGACAAGCTCAACATGATCGAAAAAGGTAAGAACCTAATTGATTTTACCCTGAACCCGGATGTTAACCTTATCAATTCGGTGTACGTTGATAACATCGAAAACATGATTAATAAGGTCAAGATCTATGACTCTAAAAAGAACTTCACCGGGCAGGTCATAGAGAATACCGAATGGGAGAAATTTTATGGCGCAATTCAGGACACATACACCATCAATAAGGAAAAAAATACTCAGGTGGAAGCGTCTATGCTCCTTAAGGGTATGGAGCAAGAGGTCACAGCAACCGCACTCGGAAACATCAACGTTATTACCGGCACAGCCGTTAGGACTAAGATCTTCTATGTCAGCGTTCTCGTTGATGCTACCTGGTATGTTGACACCGACGTTCATACCTGGGAAATAGGCACCAATAAATACACGATGCAGCTTACATTGAAGATGCAAAATCTAATGGACCTGAAAGAGGGAAAGGTCGACCAGGAATAAGGTGATAAAATGAGGCCTAAAAATCCCTATAGCCAATTAGTAAAGATAATGCAGGATCACGGGGCTAAGTACAATCCTCCCTCGGTTGAATTAGCGACGGTTATCTCACGATCGCCCCTAACTGTATTAGCGGGGGAGCTGCAATTGGGAAAGGATAACTTGCTTGTCGCCGATTACCTTATTTCCGGCTATTCTAGGGAAGCAACTTTCTCAAATACAAGTGGAGCCCTTAGTTTTACGGATAGTCTAAATGTCGGCGACACCCTGGCTGTCGTACAGGTCAATGATTCAACGTATATAATTCTCGCAAGGGTTGTGAGCGCATGAGCATATTCCCGGACAATATCGGACAGGCAGTTTTATCCTCCAGTTCAACTACAACTACCCTTCCTCTAGCCAAAGAATATGCCTGGGATTACATCAATAATGATTTTCTTCTTGTCGATGGAAAGAACGTCGTTGTAACGGGTCAGGATGCCGTAAAAGTGTGGATTTGGAAGGCTCTGCAGACTCCTAAAAATCGGTATAAGGCTTATTCCGGAAGCTTCGGAAACGACCTTGAATCCTTAATCGCCACCGGATTTTCGCCCGCAGCCTTAAGTTCTGAGGTTGAACGATATCTCAAAGAATCTTTGCTCATTAACCCCTATATAACAGGGATTGCTGACATTAGTCTAAGCACAGACGGAAGCAAGGCGAACGTTAGCTTCACAGCCACAACAATCTATGGGGAGGTGAGCCTAAGTGTATAGCGAGCCAAGCTCAACAATACTCACTCGAATGCAGGGAAATGTATCCTCTGACGTGGATAAGTCGGAGGGCTCTTTAGTTTATGATGCGCTTTCTCCTGTAAGCGTTGAGATCGCTAATCAGGAATCAAACCTGGATGCTGTAGCAGCGAAGTTTGACATGTCAAACTTAAGCGGGGATGAACTGGCCACAAGGATTTATCAGAGGACCGGACAGCCAAGGAACCCAGCGACCTATGCCACGTCAACAGTAACCATTACAGGTAATGGGACGGTTAATGTTGGCGACCTTGTTCAAACCCCAGGGGGAATTCAGTTTAAATCCTTAGTGCAACAGACCATTAGCGGATCGGCGAGCATCAATGTACAGGCTGTTATTGCTGGATCCAGTGGGATGGTGCCAGCTAACCAAATCACGCAGTTCCCGGTTGCCATTCCAGGGCTTGTTAGTGTAACCAATCCTAATCCAACCGTTGATGGTTTTGACGCCGAGACCGACGCCTCGCTCCTGCAGAGGTATTACGATTATATCCAGAACCCTTCAACCGGGGCCAATACCGCATACTTCTCTAACACAATGAAAGGCTATGCCGGTGTTGGAGACGTGAAGGTTTACCCAACGTGGAACGGAAACAACACGATTAAACTTGTAATTATTGATGCTAATAAGCTGCCGCCGAGCGCTGATTTAGTCACCGGAGCTCAAAGCTTCATGGATCCGGGCGTTCAAGGATTAGGTGAAGGGGCAGCGCCTTTCGGAGCCTTTACGACCGTGGAAGGCGCTGCGGCGAATACCATAACAGTTAGTTTTACTGCAGTAAAAGACACTGACTACACGGATGTTCAAAGACTTGCAAATGTGCAGGAGAGTATTACAGCATATCTAAAATCCATCGCCTTTGTTGCGAGCGCAGTAAGCTATGCAAAAATTGGCGGGGCTATACTGGATAGCGCCGGAATACTAGACTACTCAAACTTAACCGTAAATGGCGGAACCGCTAATATCTCTCTTAGCTACACAGCAAGCCTGACCGAAACGCCGGTATTGGGGGCGGTGACTATTGCGTAGTGATAACTTAAAGAGCTATCTACCACCGTTTTTAAGTGCTACTAAGCTTTTAAATGAGTCCTTTAACGCCGATGGGCAGGAGCTCGATGCTATCGATACTCATATAGCGGATATTAATGCCCAGTTTGACGTAGATACGGCGACCTGGGCATTAGACATCTACGAGAAGGAACTCAAGATTGCAACAGATAATACGAAGGTCATTGATTACCGGCGAAGTGTCATTGAGTCAAAATGGCGGGGGAATGGAAAGGTAAATGCCGCACTTATAAAAACCGTTTGTGATTCGTTCTCTAATGGGAATGTACAAGTTTCCTTTGATGGGACTATCTATGTAAAATTCACAAGCGTTCTTGGCACCCCGCCCAACATGGATGATTTAAAATCCGCTGTGGAGCAAATCAAGCCGGCATATTTATTGCTGGATTACTTATATTCGTACCTTTTAATTAAGGACGTCGACCAAGTCATGACAATAGGCCAATTGCAAGCGACCACGCTCGATAAATTTGCGGGAGGTTCTTAAATGTCGAAGACAACGACAAATTTAAATCTCTATGAGGTGGACCCAACTACAGATGGGGCTCTGACGTTTAATGTCCAAACGATGCTTAATGATAACTGGGATAAAATTGATACGGCTGTTGCCGGAAAAGAGACCCCAACTGGAGCGCAGGCCAAAGCTGATTCAGCTCAAACGGCTTCGGAGGCTTATACGGATTCGAAATTTCCTGTTCCATCTTCTGGACTGGCTGCAGGAGCAGTAACAACGCAGGCTATGGCCAATCCCCCAATGTTCAGCCTTCCTAACTTGCTGCACCCGTCAGCTCAACAATTTACTCGAGGATCAAATGCAGCAAGGAAAAACTTAGCCCCAGTACCATATAACGTCCTCCGCTATGAGCAAGGGAAATTTGGATTAGGTGCTTACATTGAGGAGGTTACAACGAATTTAGTTTATAACTCAGATTTTGAAACAATAACTGGAACAGCACAATTATTTGCCGATGCTTTGACAAGCTATACTGGTTCAAGTGCAGCTCCTTGGACTCAACAGGTTGGTGGTTTTACTTTTGGAGAAAGTGGGGCGACAAGCGGAGCAAGTAGTTCGCAAATGACAGCAGGGAATAACAATTGGAAGCCGTTAACAGGAAGTGGCGGGCAAAATTTATATCTGGCCTCACAGGCTACTGTTACCGCTCCAGCTACACTGTCGGCCAACAATAATGGAGCTTTGTATTTCAGAATAGATGGTAATAACTACTATATGGCATATATAAATAATACAAATTTCTGGCTAGCGAAAGTAGTAAATGGAACAGCTACGACTTTGCAAACTGTAACTCAAGCTATTTCAAATTCTCATACTTACACTATAACCTTGTCAATAGATCCAAGCGGGCATTTGACTGCAAAATTATACGATGGTGCGGGTACTAGTGGAACTCTTCTTCAAACACTAACTGCAGCAGACACAAGTTTAGCAGGAGGCTTCCTTGTTGGTGTTGGCGGAGACACAGGAGTAGTAATTTCAAACGCCAGTGTAACAGGACCATTCGCAGATGGATGGACAATAGGTGGAGACTCAAGGGTTGCTTGGGCATTAACTGCAACAAATCCTATTAGTGGAAATTATAGTGTAAGTGCTGTAGGTGCGCAGGAAGCTGTACAAAGCAGTGTTAATAGAATCATAACGGGTATTTCAGCAGGGGTTCCTTATTCCCTATCAGGCTCAATTCAAACTTCTGGAGTAGGTGCATCTGGGGCTTACCTTGAGGGAGATTTTCAGCAGAGCAGTGGAGCATTTATAAGCTCCCTGTTGACATCAGACGTACAAGGGACTTCATTAGTCACAAGATACAGCCAGTCTGAAACAAGTCCTGCGCTTACTGCTCAAATTGAACTTTATCTTGTTATGAAAAGCGTAGGAGCAGTGCTATTCGATGCTATTCAATTAGAGCAAAAAGCCTACCCAACAACTAATGTAAGGAATGATAGTACAACAGCAACAGCAAGTAGGAACGCAGACCAATTAAGCTATAATTTAAGTCAGCCATTACCGAGTAGGTGGTTCGGAGCACTAGTTTGGACACCAGAACAAGCAAGTTCCATTGCAAATACTTCAGGATATAAAAGACTATTTAATGTGAAGGATAAAATCGCGGGTAATAACAGGTATATTGTTTCTTTCCTTACTATCGCAGATTCCGATGGCAGCGCAGGGTCTTTCAGATTTTCTAAGGTTACGTCAGCAGGAGTTACGTCCAGGCTTAATTCGTCTGCAATATCATTCAATGCAGGAGATTTAATATTTATTGCAATGCTGGATGATCCAACAAATACGGGCATGACGATATGGGTAGGAGTAAACGGAGGAGCATTACAGAAGTTTAACTTAGCAAACCGGGATATAATAACGGATGCTCAAGCTACTTATATTGGATGTGATGCAGCAACAGGGTTTGAATGTAATGGCACAATAGACTTCCCGATCATCACAAGTCAAATCCCCACAGACGAGCAAGTTAATGCTTTGTACTACTCAGCTGAATGGGGAGGAATAAGGGATTATCCAGGGGCATTGCCGGATAAGATTGTTATTGGTCAAAATGAAGTATCACTAGAGAATGTTTTAAGCGGAAAAGGAAGTCAAATTAGGTCTGATAAAGGATTCTCGATTATTTCTTCTCTGTCCGGGACTTGTATATGCACTAATTGCTTTTGGGATGGATCTGCTTGGTATGCCATAAATCCTAATGCGCGGGCAACTATGATATCACCCATTTCAAGTACCGGTGAAGTTAGAGTTTATACTAAAGCGGTCCCTGGAACCTCACCAATAACTTGGGATTCTAATTATGACTTAATTCAAGCCTTAAGTGGGGGATATAAGGTACAGAGTGGTTATGTTGGAACGAGTTCCGGTTCAGGAATTGTAAACACTAGCGTTACTTTTCCTGTGGCGTTTTCAACAGCACCAATAGTTTTACTTACTCCAACTACGGGATCAACATCGGCGCTCCCTGCCGTTAGCACTAATGCAGATCAACCCTATGGGGTCTACAATCCAACAACAGCAGGGTTCAATATAGTAAGTAATCAAACTGCCTCAATTGGTTTTGAATGGCTTGCAATAGGAAGCTAATAAGGAGGAATAGAAGATGAATTATTGGCTTTTATATACCCTAGCAGATGGGAAAATTTATAATCAACCTTATCTAGGCTCTGCCGAGGAATGGACTAATATTCCTGAAGGGTGTGGAGTACTAGGGCCATTTCCACAAGATACGGCGTCGCCTGAAGTATTGGACGCATATGCAAACCCATACAAATACATCGTAAAAGACGGAGTATTAGTTCTTCAGCCATATTTCACTCTAACATTCACAGGCGGGACAATCACAGCAACGCTTAACAGCCCTCCGACTACACCGCCAACATCTTGTGACTTTACAATTCTAGGGAAAACATTCACGGAAGTATTAACTAATAACCAGGCGACTCTCAGTGTACAAATCCATCCCAGTATTGCAAGCCAGCAAATTCAAATCACCGCAAGCTCCGATGGGTGCGTTAACGAATCCCTAAACATAGGTGGCCAAGGAACGACTTCACTTCAGATTTATACTGATTCTCAGAGAGTAAATCATATTGCACCAGTTTCGAAATCTGTACTTCAATCCTTCTATACATCCGTGATCTCACCGGCGTATGCCCTGGCCGATCTTACAACCGGAGCAGGACTAATGTTCCATGTTCTGTTCAGTAAGGTTCTTCCAGCATTAACTGGAGGTACTAACCCCCTGATTACACTATCTGACAATGAGAAAAACACTCTTAGCGATATTTCATCGGCCATCTTAGGGAAGATCCCGGTAACCATGGAGATCTCCGCGCCATTGCCCGCAAGCGGGCAGACCCAAACATATGACCGTCATTATGAAAGCTTTAGGGACCATTGGGCAGAAGTTGAAAGCGCCTTTCAGAATTATGCTACAGACTTAGAGAACATACCAAATTTAGTGTGATATTAAACTGAGCAGTAACGCCTAAAAGGGCGTTATTTTTATGCTGTGAAGGAGGGATACCATGAAACCCGGAAATTTTATTCTCGTGCAAAACTTCGACCCTATTGGCCAGGGGATAGCTTTCTTTGAGCATAATGGGTTCACCCATGCCGCACTTGTCTCTGGCGAAGGCAAAGTAATCGAGGCCACAGCTCAAGGCATTCAGGAAAACGCTCTAAACTATGAGCGCTACGCTGTTTTTGAGTTTGTCGATGCAACCGATGAGCAACTAAAAGGGATGGTTGAGTTTGGCCGGAGTCGCTTAGGAGAAGGCTATAGCTTCCGGCAGGACGCAGGCTTTGCGGTCAATGCTATCCTTGAGGAAATGGGCTTCGAACGAATATCAGGCCTACTCGCGGAAAAGAACAAAATTGTTTGCTCTGCATTTATCGATCTTTGCGCTAGGAGCCAAGGAATCGTTGTTCGGCCGGATCGGAAGCCCGGGGACGTTACACCTCCTGGATTGAGTTATTCAACTAAGGTAAGGTTAGTCGAGAATCACAACCTTTGGGAGTTGTGATATTTTTATGCCCTGGAATCTAAGCCTAAAAAGCTGCAGGAGGTGACAGCGAAGTAGGGTACCCAGGGTTATCTTAAATACTTGGAGGCAGAAATGAACGAAATTAAATTTAGGAGGAATAAATCATGGAAGAAAAAAGCAAAACGAATATAATTGAAACGGGAATTATTGAAGTTAATGTTACAGCGAACTGGGGAACCGGGGAAGCAATGCAAATGAATAATGATGCTGAACCAATTAAGAACAGATAAAATATAGGAAAAACCACACAAAAAAGACTACCCTAAGAATAGAGTAGTCTTTTGGATTAGAAGAAACGGTAACTATATTGTTCACCGTTATTATTGACGATTAGATACCATCTGCCAGATCCTTGTACTGAAATGGTTACTGGTGTTTTGGTATAATGCCCTCCAAAATAATCGAACCTTTGACCTGATTCGTATCTGCGGAAGTTGGTACTATCCACCAGAAAAACATCTGCAGCATGTTTTAGATCAACTTTAACAGTCAAATGACCATTACTATCAGCATATGGAATTTGAGCCATAAGTTATCACCTCCTTTTGGCGATAATATTCAACAAAGATATGTAATAACCTTCAAAAATATCCATAATTCTAGATTTAGATACTTAATGTAAAGCACCATAGGAGGCAGTAATGAACGAAAAGGAATTCATTTTCAAATCAACGTTTGCCGCGATAGGGACGGCCATTACGGCTTGGTGTGGCGGGTGGGATATCGCGTTAAAGGTTCTTGTTTACCTTATGGTCTTAGACTATATTACCGGATTCTTGGGGGCAGTCAGGCAGAAGAAAGTAAATTCCGAAGTCATGTTTTGGGGCGGCATTAGAAAGATTGTTATTCTTTCTCTTGTCGCCTTAGCAGTTCTTCTAGATAAGCTTTTTGGTAACTCTGGCCCGGTCTTAAGAACGATGGCGATGTACTACTATGCCGGGCGTGAAGGGATTTCAATGATTGAGAACGTTGGAAAAATTGGTCTAAAAATGCCGCCAAAATTTAAAAGTATTTTTCAGCAACTTCAAGAGAAAGGAGATTAATATGTTAGGTATTGATTGCGGAACAAGATTAAATGCAGCGACAGTACAGGCTCTCAAGGCCAATGGTGTAAAAGCCGTTGGGCGTTATCTAGGTCATACGCTTTGGAATGGGTTAACCGTCGCAGAAGTTAAAGCGATCCATGACGGAGGACTGCTCTTGTGGTTAATCCTGGAGCTATCGCCGACACAAGTAAGTTACTTCACTTATGATAAAGGTGTTTCTGACGCTCAGTTTGCCTTAGCCGAGGCGCAGGCTTTGGGCGCTCCTAAGGGTGCTTGCATTTACTTTACAGTGGATTATGAGGCCCAGGCTGGAGATATGGCAGCGATTAAAGATTATCTTCATGGTGTTCATACTGTGCTCACGGGGAAATTTCTTGTTGGTGTTTACGGCTCGTATTATGTTATCGAGGCGGCAAAAGGAGCCAGTTACCCGCCGGATAGGTTTTACCAAACGATAGCTTGGAGCTATAAAAATGTAGCCCCGAATGATGTTTATCAATACACCAATACCTCAAAGCTGGCAGGAATCACGGTGGACATGGATTATGTTAATGATAATGCCGGGCTTTGGGGGCCTGACGGGTTATATCAAGTTGTAAAGGAGAGCGAAGAGGAAATGGGATTAGATGTAGCGGTTTTACTAAACACAAAGGACGATGAATGGGCTGGGACTGACGTTGCCGTGAAGAATGGCAATTGTGCCATGTTTGTACGGCCATATAGTAATGGACCAGCTCCTGCTAATGCCATGAAAGCAGAGCATCTGATTGTTGTAGGTGGAGCAACGACAGGGCATCCGAACGAAACGCTGCTAAGCGGTGATGACAAGTTTGGCACGGCGGCTGCTGTGAAAAAATATCTAGGCTAAATTCGCAAGCGCTTGCCAATTTGTCATAGGAATATTTTTGATTCAAAAACGGGAATATTTTCAGGAATAATTTCAAAGTAAAATGTAAATTTTCCTGTCCCGGCAGACAGGATTTAATACGAGCAGGTCAGAGATGACCTGCTCTGTTATTGCCAAAAATTAAATTTTAGGAGGTTTTATCATGGATACAAATGTAATTATGTTATTAATTTCTTTAGGTTCTTTAATCGTTGGTTCTGTTGCTGGATTAGGGATAAATTTCTTAGTACAAAAGGGCAAAGACCCGAAAGTAATCCTTAGTACGGCTGACACTGTTTTAGGCGAGGCCAAGGCTCTTAACGATGATATCGGTAAAGTAGTTCTTCCCGCGCCGCTAGAAACGATCATTGATAAAGTGATTCAGGTATCACAGGCTGGGGTTCATTCTGCTGAACAGCGTTGCAATAGTGATCAGATTACCAAAGATCAAAAGAACCAAAACGCCTATGATGCCGCTATGAATATGCTTAAAATTGCCGGGTATGAACCTACGCCAGAAATTCAGAAAGCAGTTAAGGATATGATTGAAACAGGCGTCTTTGATATGAATTCGAGTTCACCTTCTGTAGAAACAGTTCCCGCTGTCCCGGATCAGGCCGTTAGCCAGGCCATTGCTAGTAAGGTCCAGCAGGTTGTTACTCCGATTGCTACACAGGCCGCAAATGATGCGGTTCAACAAGCGATTAGCCAAACGGTTCAGGCTTTCCCTGGTGCTGTGTCTTCGCAGGCTGCTCAATCAACTTCTGATACTCAACTAGCTCAGACAGATTCGCAAGCCCAGACTCAACAGCCTGCATAATGAAAGCGTCGGTGCCGGCCGATGCGAGATGACGAAAGCCCACCTCCAATTAAGGAAGTGGGCTTTTTGTTCTTAATGAAAGGTGTAAACATTATAGTCTTTGAAGAAGTTAATTGCTTGGTACAAATTGAACGTCATTCAAGCTTGAAATTTGAATGGTATCTGAATTACTCAAATCTACGGTAACGTTTTTAACTCCCATGTCGCCGCCTAATATTTCGTTTGTTTTAGGCATTCCACTTTGATCTTCAATCACAAAATTACCAGATCCGCTTCCAATAACAGATGCTACATAACGACCTTGAGGAATGTCGGTACCGACAATAAACGAACCGGCGCATAAATCAGTTTTTGTTGGGGAGTTTCCAATTGAAGGCGGCTGATAAGGATTAAAGTCAACTTTATTTAAACTAGAAATCTCTATTTTTCCTCCATCAGGAAGAGCGGCTACGACCTTACTTACACCCGAATCTCCTAAAACTTCATTAACTACCGGCATACCGCTTTGATCGGAAACAACAAAATTACCTGATCCCGATGGCGTGGTTACGGTATACCTTCCTGGAGTGATTTGCTGTCCTATTGTAAATGTTCCTGCTCCTAGACTCTTTGCGGTTAAAGCAGGTGTGGCGGGAGCAGTGGGAGCTTGGGATTTAGTAGGAGATTGTTTAGTCGGCGAAGTAGTTGGAGTTGAAGTCGAGGCTCCTTGTTTAGGTGGCGCCGTGGTTGAAGAAGAATTCGTGTTACCTGTTATTGCGCTATATATTATCGCGATAATAACCAAATAGCCAATAATAGCGACGATTTTCTTCCATCTTGTGTTTGATCTGAAGCCAGGGATCTTACTCATTAGAATCTCTCCTTTTGTTAAATTCAGAAATCCTATAGGCTCTTCAACGTTTTGTGAATATTTCCTGCTTTCCGACATTCTTAATGGTTATGCGACAAATATGTAAAAAATAGTAATCCCCCCGGTATTTCTGCTGGGGGGATTTTAATAATCTGGAAAAACATATTCTACTGGCTTACGAAGTCCGCGTGCGATTTTGATTCCAGTTTCAAGTTCTATTTTGATTTTTTTATTATTAGCTATTCGGCTTATTTCTGGCTGAGGAACACCACAAATTAAGGAAAGTTCCTCTTGTGTCATATCGAGTTCCTTTAAAATCTGCTTAATCCTATTCACATCATACCACCTGTAACATTACTGAAATATTTCTTTCTAAAGAGTCAGAAATATTTTCCATTATTAATAATGTCACAAATAGTACTATAATCAATGTACGTGCATACATAAATTATAATTTAGGTTATTATGTCAATTTCTGTCGCGAAATGAATAGTTCGTGTCTTCTTGATTTCGACTTGTAGGCAAGAGTAACCTAAAGGTAGGATATTTACAGCGTTGGAACTGGGCAAAAGAATCGCGAAAATTCGCCGATCCGAAAATATGACTCAAAAAGAATTAGCAGAGAGGGCGGGGATTAGTATAAATTATCTTAGTAGGATTGAAATAGGGAGCTGCCCGAGGCCTCACGTTAAAACGATCGCTCGAATCGCAAAATGTCTAGGCGTAGAGTTAGAATTATTATTAAAGGAAATGTGAAATATCGAGCATTCGACAATTTACCCCTTGAAGAAATTTGGAACAAGTGATCTAATAATTAAAGAACGCACGTTCTAGGGGGGTAGATTTATAATGATGGCGAAGGCGAAGCTGAAGGCAAAAGAAAATGAAGATCAATTTGCAAATGAATTTATTGATGAATCCAAGATCCTAGTGGAAGTTAAGGTAAGTGATGATGAGGGGGTGACGTGGCAAAGACGCAAGATCAGTATGGTTTCCGGCCTAGACGAATCGGGACTTAATTCGGGGGAAATATTTCAGTTTAACGGTGAGAAATATAAGGTTTTATCAGGAGATGATGGGCTGATGGTTGAGCCTTTAAAAAAGCCGGTAGAGAAGAAGTCATCAAAACGAAAGTAAAAGACAAGGAAGCCCGTACACCCCAGCAAGAGTTGCGGACTTCCTTCCACAAAAACACTTCCAGAGAAGGGTTCTTGATATTTTGATTATATCCAAAATTACCTTCTTTTGGCAAGTGGCAAATGAAGGAGAATGATAAAATGATTAAAATTACTTTAAGGACTGCTAGAGAATTGAGCGGGTATACAATAAAGGAGGTTGCCGATTATTGTGGTATAGTGGTTGGTGTTTTGGATGAATACGAAGTTGATTCTGAATATACGCCAATTAGTTTGATACGCAAAATACTTTCATTATATAAGATATCATCCGATCTAATCTTTTTCGGGACCCTGGAAGATTGCATTAAACATAATCGAAGTGAAACTACCGGGGTAACGAAAGGGTAACGCAATATTATTTTATTACGTGAGTTAGTTTCATAATTCATACCCCTTGATATAAGCGGGTTTTTTACACGTAAAAAAGGAGTACCTCCCCAAAATCTCGAAAGTGTAAGTGACCAAACAAACACCGAGAGGTTGAAGGAGAACTCCCAATGTTTAGTATTCGCCAAGAACGTCTATTTTCCTTGGAAGAAATCTTAGAAATGTCACCGAGAGAATCGTATCCGCTTCTATTAGATCCGCTGGATATCACTCCTTTATTGAGAGTGGTTTCCAAGAAGGCATTTTTGGGAGCTCCAACCACGCTTAACTATTCAGCCATGATCTATTCTTTATTCATTCGAGTGATCGAACGAATTCCTACAATTAAAGATTTACGAAAGCGATTAAAAAATAGCTTGGAATTCCGTTTCGACTGCGGCTTTACGATGGCTGATGCAGTTCCTAGCGAGTCCTCTTATTCAAAAAATCAATGGTTCTTCTGCTTTGGAAAAAATTCAAAATGAACTAGTCTCTCAGGCGTTTCAAGAAGGTTTCATCGATGGGGATGTTATAGCCATCGATGCTACTCATATTGAAGCGAGAGACCGTAAACCTGAGAGAAAGAAAGAAGAAGAGGTCCCAGTCAAGCAATCCTCTAAAAAACGCGGACGAAAACCCAAAGCAGAACGGGAGAAATGGCTCAAAGAACAACAGGAATTGGAAGAGAATCGCCCCCTTTTTGAGAAGAAAATTGAAGCTCAACTTCCTCTTGATTTCAAGACGATCGAACAGCAAATCCCGCAAGACCCTCACTGGGGAATTAAGAAAAACTCCGAGGGCAAAAACGTCTTTTGGTTCGGGTTCAAAGGTCATCTTCTCGTGGACTGTAAAAGCCAATACATTTTAAAGTCCTTACTTTCCTCGGGAAATGTCAATGATGGCAAAATGGCGATTCCTCTACTCAAGGCTCTTCATGAACTTCACCCCCAGCTGAAGCCTTCCTATTCACTTTTGGATGCTGGTTATGATTACAGCCCAATTTACCAACAAGCAAAATCCATAGGGTCAAGGGCCCTGATTGATTACAATCCACGCAACGAACAGCTACCCGAAGACAAGGACAAATACTTTTGCCCCAAGTGTCAAGAAGGTCATTCCTACCAATATGATAGCTATGATTCCCAATATGACACGTTGAAATATACTCAACCCAAGGAGTGCAAAGAGTGCCCTCTGAAAGAAAACAACCAGTGTCAAAAGGTATTCAAGGTTAAGGTTTCATCAGACCCCAGAAAATACACCGTTCCAGCCAAAGGAAGTGGGCGTTACTTTGAACTCTATAAACAGAGAACAGCCGTAGAACGTGTTAATGCTTATCTCAAAGAGTACTTTCAGTTAAACAACATTCGACATCGAGGAAACGTAGCCAAAGTAGACTTCGAGTTTTCTATCCTGACCTATACCCTCTGCAAATTAGCCGTAGACCGATTGAACAAGTTCAAACGTATAGCTGCAGCATAA